TATAGAATGATTAGTTATCTTCTTCATCTTCTTCTGCTCCAATTGCATTGAATTGTTCAATGCCTTCTTGGATAGCATTTCCGATATCTTCTCCCAAAACAGAACCCTGTTCAAGAATAGAACCTTCAACATCTGCACCACCGAAAAGAGATCCAAAATCAGAAAGAGCCTCCCATCCATTTTGGAGAGTGACACCACTTGAGCCATCAGGAACAGGATTGCCTCGTAGAGCCTCTTGTCGTAATCTCCAATCTTGGAGTTGTAGTGTAGATTCCCCTTTCACATAATCTGCGATATTGAGATCAGAGCTGAGGACTTGGTTTGTGACTTGGAAACCATAACTCTTATCAAGGGCGACCGATCCCGCTGCACCACTACATTGGAAAGGAGCATATTCTTTGTCTAGTTGAGCAAGAGAAATAGGAACATTCTCCGTAGAAACCCCATAGTCCGAACCATACTCGGTCGTCAGTTTTAGGATATCATTCGCAAATTGAAGCTGAAACATCGCCGCCACTTGACCTTCTTGTGTGGGGCTCGACTTAGCGTATGTAAGAATCTTTTCTCCCGTAAGAGTGCCATTGTCCAAAGCCTCTTTTAATTCTTGAGGTATCCCACCATCCATTGTTGCGACAGTGGAGGGATTATCGGTGATACTCTGTGCCAAAACCTCTGCAAGACCTAATCTTGTATTCCCTGAAACCTGAGCCTCTTGAGAAATATTGCTGTTTGCAAGGAATATATCCGAAATAGCCGTTTCGGGATCTTGTGCCTCTGCGAGAGCATATACGAAATCAAACATCTGTTCGGGATTCAAGTTTGCCCAATAATCAGGAGTGGTGGCGAGAACTTGAGAGAAAGAACGAAGATTGAAATCTCGCCCATAGGCGTATGTTCCAAAATGTTCAAAACCCTTGTTATCCGACACAGGAAGAACAGGGGAGTAATACCATTCCCCCGCATTGTCTAGGTTTTCTATTTCTTGCTTTTGGGGGATAGCCATATCGACCGAGCTGTTGTCGTAGTTGTACAATATTGATTTTGCGGCTTTGTCGTAGGATTCATCTTTGCCATAGCCAAATATGGAGGAGAAATTCGCTGTTTGAAAATAACTTATCCAAAAGTCATACATAGAGGTGACAAGTGCTTTCCTTGTCGCACGAAAATCTTCTTGAATATCCTCAAAAGAAACATTGGGATCTACGAGTCTTGTCCTCAAGTCTGTTTTGAACCCATCTAGCATTTCTTTGTCAATCGCCTTAGACACAAACTCAAACTTTGTCTTAATGAAATCCAACATTTGATCAAAGGTCGCCATAATGATTCTTTCCCCTATGGCGATACTCTCTATGTCAGAAAACCCCCCGTCCAACAAATAGCCTGCATCAAAAGGCACTTGTACAATAGGAATTGGAGTGTTGGTTGTTTCTCCTGTATAGTCAGGCTCAAATCTCCCGCGTCTTGTGGCGTACGCCCCCGTATAGGTCTTTGCAAGGATTCCATCTAACTCTTGTTGCCAAGTACCTTGTTCCTTTTCGGGGATATATTCCCCAAAGACTTGAACTATCTTTGTCAAAAAGATTTTTGTTCTCTCAACAACCCCCTTAAACTCCAAGCCACCATGTTGAAAAGATGTAAGGTCCCTACCCCAAAAAATCTCTCTAAATTTATCCCATCGGCTCTCCGCTGTTGCGAGAATAGAAAGACTTTTGAATTCATATTTCAAGAAATGCTGTCCGCGCCCCGCTCGTGGGATAGCAAACATAATTGTTCTTATTTGTGATGTCGGAATTGCCTTGTAATATTCACTTGAACCTTCAATCGGAGGAAACTTGTCGGCATCCGTTGTGCCTCTTGGCACAAGAACCTTGATGCCATATTCCGTTAGATAGATAGGATCGTTCCCATTTGTTTTGGGATCTCTGTTCGGAACACTAATTCGGAGAGTGCCATCCCCATTTGGGAGAACCTTTGTTGTTGCTAGTGGCGTTTTCAATTTTTGTGGTGCAAGGAGTGTGTTTGTGACCTCAATCTTGCCATCTATATACACCCTTGATTCATACACTTGGGATTGACCTTGAAACATCGCATAGTTTGGGTGTGTCTTTGGAATCGCATCGGTGTAGTAGCGATATGCTCCGGGTTGCATATCGTCAGGTCTGAATGAACTTTTCATGAAGCTCATCGCAGATAGGTAATTCTGTATGGGCGTTCGGTCTTTCCCGAAAGGGGTGTTCAACTTTGTTTCTCGATATCTGTCGAGAGTCGCAAGGAATAAAGTGAAAACACTCTTGCCCAAAAAGTTATTTCGTTGATTAAACTTTGCTTGAACCACCTGTAGGTCATCTCGGATATGTTCTTCATCTTTGTAAAACAAGTCTTGATCTACCATATTGCTGCCGCTCAAATTGTTCGAGAACAACTCAGGACTATCTTTGTACAATTGCATATAAGAGCTGGTTTCCCCACGATTCCAAGAACTTGTTGTTTCTCTCGCTCTCTCTGTTGCCACAAAAAGAATCGCAAAAATCTCCTCCACTTGTGAGAAAGTCAAAGACTCACTTGGGATTCCACTTTGATCGTAAAAGAAAACTGTGTCTGTGAAACCATCTGTACTACTTTGTCCTAGAGAGATCAAACCCTCCTCTGCTAAGGCTTGAAGAAAAACACGCGTTTGTTCTTGGTTCTTGTTACCCCCTGCTGAACTCCCTTTGAGATTCAAAGCAGAACCCATCACCTCTGCGGTGATTTCCCCTGAAGCAACCCATAGAGGATTCAAGAGATGAACATCAAGTGCCATTACGACATTTGGTAAGCCCATTAACTTAGGCAACCCTTCGTTGTTTCTTGTGTAGAGAGGACGAGAAGCTCGGTAGATATTCTCTAGGTCTATGTCATTGAGAGTTGGTATTTGGTCGTCTTTCACTACCATAGGTGGGAAAAACTTGGCTCGCTTTGCTATCAAACCCAAATCGGTAGTACATTCCCCACCGAAAGAGAAAGAGTGAGAGATGCTATTCACATAATAGAAACAATCAAAGGGTTCGATATACACAGGGAAACCCAATTTCATTTCAGGTCGGAGAGGAATAGAAACACTCCCCGATTGAACCTCTTTATTTTCAAGATAGAGTCTGTTGATGCAAGCGTAGTAGATACTCTTTGGATCGGTAAAGAAAGTGGTAGAGAAATCTGCCTCTCTCCAACCATATTTGGCAACCAATTTCCAATCAACATACATTCCTCGATTCTCGTACTCCGAACCAAGTAATGAACCCCAATTGGCAAAGTAGCCCCCTGTTCCTTTCATTACGGTCGCGGTGGGTTCGCTTTCTGTATTGTCGAAAGAAATGATGTCTATCGCCTTGATGGTATAAACCCTACTGTCGCTCGTATCAAGGTTGTAGAGAGGGGGCTTGAATACATAGTCGCCATTCATATCAATGTAGAACTCAAAACCACTCTCTGTGCAAACCGTACTTGCGATGTCCATCTTGGTTGTGACCTGTGCCTCAAAGATATTCACTTGCCCCATTGAGCTCAGCTCTTGTGCAAAGGCTGTTTGAGCTGCAATATTATCACCCCCCAAACCTTGATCTCCTTGATAAGAACCATCTTTGTAGAGAGCGAAAGCCGATTGTTGGACATAGAACAAAGAGGATGTGGGAAAGGCATAATTTGGATTTGCGGCTCGAAGAACACCGAGCAACTTAGATATCCTAAATTTAGAATCCCCCTTGCCCTCTCCAAGACTCAACCAAGAACTCGCGTTCTTCGCCAAACCCTCATCTTTCACAAGGGCGGGATCAGCGACCGCGAGTTGTTCTAATGTCGTAAATTGACGACCATCTGCCCCATACATTTTCAACTTGGACATTGGTTGTTGGAAGCGTTTCGCCCAATACCACCCTGTCACATCCCAAAAGCTGTCTTGGTAGAGATCGGACTTGATACCAATGTTTGTGAAATCACCCAAGACGAAATCTTGAGCACCCGCATCCCCATGCTTGCTTGAGTACAAATCAAAGATAACGCTGTAAGCATTTTGACGAACATGTTTCCCTCCCACAAAGTTCATTCTCGTTCGGTCACCCGAAACCTTTGAACCAAGAGCCGATGGGTTGGTATTGATGTTCTGATATTGCCAAAAATGAAAGAGGTCAGCGGCACTCATTGAACATTCGTAGAATCCCCCTCCAAACGAGAAAGAGGTTTCTGTCACCACACCATGAAAGACTTGATAATAGGGTTTCATTGGAATGTCGCTTTCAGAGGTGTCGCCTTGTGCTTTCACAAGTTCTTGTGTTGAGAAAAAGCCTCTCATATAGATATGGACTTCTATTCCGGGATGGAGAACGAATTTGTTATCTCGAAAGAGGCACGCGTATCTGTTTGTTGGTATCGACATAGAAATAGATACATTGGCGGGCGATGTGTCCGTAGAGTTAGAAACGGTCACACTTGTGATTAAATCTTGTAGGTCAATGTTTCCTGAACAACCTGCACAAGAGGGGTACGAGGTTTCTCCATTGAACTTTACGATCATATCAGGAACAAGTCGTCTGATTTCCTTGTTCTGTACGGTCTTTGTCCAAGTCCCTGCAAATGGTCTTTTATGTATGCTCATAGAAAGAAATCCTCCCCATTTGGATTGTATAGTGGTGCCACTATACCTGAATCATCCGAAACATCCTCCATTTGAGAAACAATGAACGAAATATCGAAAGTCAGCATATTGGGTGTTTCATCTCCATACGAGAACTCAAAACTTTCAATCATCCCTCGATAGATCATTTGGTCGTATCTTATGACCAAGCCACCCACTCCCAAATGTGCCTCTGTGTCAAAAATGGTGTCGTAAAGCAAAGCAGAGTTTTGATACACTTGAAAGATTTTCATAAAGTTCTGCCAAGCCGCCGAGAGCTTCTTGCTGGCATATTGGAGTCCTGATGGTGTGTTGCTATCACTCCCCCAAAAATGTCTTTCTTGTCCAGCGATGAAACCCCCCGTTTGAAAGCTGAAAGAGATGGTAGGTTGTTCTTCACCCCACGCACGAAAGATACGATTCTTTCTTGTACGGGCAGAGAAATCTTGAACTTTTGTATATGTGACCGACATCGAATTGGGATTCACAAGAACTTGGAGCTCAGGGATATTCGCTAGTCGCAATAGTTGAACGACATAATTACTAATCTGTGTCCGACCAATGAAAGACGCATCAGGATAGTCTTGGTTTTGTTGGAAAGCACTCTCTTGCACAAAGCCATCCGATGTATAATTGCCGTTGCCCATAACATCAGCGAAAGCATTACCCAAGTTGGTGATATCTTGTTCAAAAGAAGCCCCCTCACCCCCCACACGCAAGGTTGGAATCAAGTCTTTCACATCAGCAGGGAGTTCAAACCCAATCGTAAATGGGGAGAATTTCCTGAGTTGCTCTGAGCCCCCATCAATGGGTTTCCCCACTTGTGGTTCGTAAGACAAATCAAATCTTCTTCCTGTTTCTATCAAATCCCAAGTCACCGCCACCTCTTGTAGGGAGGCACCCGTTACGACCACCTCGTAATCTGACTCAAAAGTTTGGGAGGGTTCAGATGGTTGTCCTCCGACAATCCCCATTTGATCCGTTATTGTTGGCTTTCCCATTAGAACCTCACCGATAAATCTTCATAAGGAAGAAAAGTTAAATGTTCCTCTGTATCCACTGTAAAGTTGGCTTGGAGATCTAACTTGTAGGGAGATTCAGCACTTTCCGTTACGGTGAAGCTCGTAAACCACCCATAGTAAATCACATTATCAAAGTAGAGAGAAATGATTCCCGCTTGAATCACTTGACCATTGATACCATACACCATCCCATTACTATGAAACAAAGCAAGAAGATCAAGATACTTGTCATAGGCGATAGTCTGTCGTCTTGTGCCACCATAATCAGGATTTGTGATAGCACTCACTCCCACATAAGGTCGAATGAACGCACCACTATTCATTGACATAGATATCTCTTGGGCATCATCACCCCAAACTTGTTCTACGAACCCACCCATTGTTTGTATTCTCGATATTGTCTTGGCGTAGTTGATAGAGAGCTCATTTGGATTCACATGGAATACAAATTTCACTCCCTCAGGCAACATTGAGGTTCTCCTGTCGGGAGCAAGGACATCAAGTACAACGGGCTTGCGACCAAGTCCATTGTATTCATCGTTTGGGTGTTCAAATGCACTAGGTATTCTCATATTATGCTCTCACTCCACCACCATAAGGTGTTGTTCCCATCGCACCTGAACCTTTCTTGCTCTTTAGGGTGCTTGCGATAGATTGGGCGATGTGTTTATCTCCAGCATTGACAAAGATGTTGATAACATCACCACCCCCTCCACTAGCCATCGCCTTGTCGAAGGGACCATTGGGTTTCCCATACAATAGGGCATCTTGATCGTGGATAGGTGTGATCGTACCTCGACCGAAAGCATCTCCTTGATAAACGAAATCTTCTACGGGGGGTGCTCGTCTTGCATAAGAACCAGCACTAATCAAACCCATACCAACGAGAGTGTCTCGCCTCTTATTGTACTCATCGGGAGTCATTGTTTCGTCCGCACCCACTTTATCGAAAAAGCCCTCCGCTGCACCTGAGCCTCCCAAACCATGAACACTTTTCTTTTTCCTTTCTTCTTCCAAGACTTTCAAGGCGGTGGCTCTGTCCGTACCCAATGCTGTGGCTAAGTCCATTGATTCTTGGTAGGAGAGCAAGGCTTGTACCGCAGTTGTTGTTCGGTCGGAGGCTTTCTCTAGGGTTCCATCTTTGCCTGTGTTCTTAGCCGTTTCCTCTGACTTTGTGAGAGTATTCACCAAAGTTTCAGCGTCTTTTTCAGAACCCTTGAGAAGATCTTCCATTGAATCTGCAACGGTCACAGTTTCCTCTCTATACCTACCCGTTGGAACCTGTTCAAACTCCCCGCCTACTTTTCTAGTTTCATATACCTGATACTGCCTTGTTTCTTTTCTCCCAAATTCCTTGTGGCGAACATCTTTTGTCAATTTATTCATATACCCCATCATTTCTTCGTCAGTGTCACCATAATCATCAAAGAAACCAACACCTTGCGATGGAGCTCGGCGCATAGCGGTATCTACAAGACGCTTTTGTTTTGATATTGTGCCTAGTTGTTCTTCAATTTTTGCTTTTTGGTCACCTGTCAAATCTTTGTTCGTTCGGAGTTCTGTTTTCAAGGCTGTTTCTTGTTCAGTCAAGTTCATCTTTCTGTCTGACATCTTTGACACAAAATCTGTGAGAACCTTAGCCTCACCCTCATCTCTCCCCATTGACATCCAACCCGTAAGGAGTGTGTAGATGTTATCGAGAATCGCACCGATGGTGTTCTCCATAATAGCACCCAATGTCCTTGTTTCTTCAACCGCTTCTTGAGCCAACATTTGATCTTTTGTGAGAGCTGCCTCAAGGTCTTTTGGTGTTGACATCCCTGCGAGGTACTCTGTGAAAGATTTGATTTCTTCACCTGTTTGCATATTGATCATTTGACCTGATTCGCCAATGGTGACCTTGTATTCTTCCTCTATTTGTTTGATTTTTTTCGCTTTTTCTTTGGGATCTTCCATGCTCTCTAACTCTTTGAACTGTCGATTGATACCCTCGTATTGACCTCTCATTTTGTCAATAACTCTTGTATAGGAATCAAGTTCTTTTCCACTCATCCCTGTCACTTCTTCAAGAACCATCATTCCTGTATCGCCAATTTTTCGCATATCTCCACCACCGAAATTCTCGGCTATGGATTGCATTACAGAAAGAGTACCTCCTGCGTCCAATGCACCCATTCCTTTGGTTACACCTGTTCGGAGAGCGTTGGCTTGAATCGAAACAGTTTGTAATTGTCTAACAAAGGCATCATCCATTCCTGACATAGAGGCTCGGTCTATCAACTCTCGCTGTTGCTTTGCACCCATTTTCTTATCCATTAAGGCTTCTGCTAGTCCTTTACCTCCAAAGCCCATCTCCGTTAAGATATCTGCTATTTGACCTCCCGCTGCACTTGATTCCAATCTTGCGGCACCAGCTTTCATACCAGCTTTCATACCTTTTGCAACACCACCACCTGACAACATATTGGTCTTGAATCGCTCTTGATATCCCATATTCCCAAACTTTCCTGAGAGATTTTGGAGAAGGTCACTTGCACCCTCCTCGCCCAATGCCTCAATGAACTCACTTGCCAATGCCGCTGTTTCTGAGAAATCAACATTGAACAATGCCATACTCCCTGTGGCTTGTGTGATCATAGCGGTGAATTTTTGTGTTCCGATACTAGAGAGATTGGCTGCCGTATAGATATCTCGAAAGGCATCTGAAATTTGGGACATATCCAAACCAAAATCTTCATTCATTTTTGTGTATGTTTCTGCGAGAGTCTTTGCATCCATCCCCAATAGCCTAGACATTGTCAATGTTTCTCGGAGAGCATCCCCCAAACCTGTCACACTATCACCAGCACCCGTAAAACCCTCAAACTCTGACATCGTCATACCAGCCGCCATAAACGCGTTTTGGAGTTGAGAAATCTCCTCCCCCGCCAAGCGAAACTCACTCCCAATATCAAAGGCTTGTTGTCGGAGTGTGTGAAGATGGTGACTAAAATTATCTACTTGATTCGCACCCGCATCAAAGACAGAAATCCCATCTAGGAGAGAACTATTCATTTCTTTTGCTTTCTTATCTGCCTCTGCCATCACAGCGGCAAAGACACCAAAGACAGCAACTACCGCCCCCAAACCAGCGGCTACTTTCCCTAATTGGGCAACCATAGGACCAAGACTGCCTCCCATAGCCCCACCCATATTCTGTAAGCCTTGACCTCCACTTTTGAGCATAGATCCAAAGCCCTTGATATCAAGATTCTTCAAGTTGTTTTGAAGATTCTCAAAGCCAGCTTCAAGTGCCTCTGCCGCGTTCTCCGCCCCCTCTAACAAGCCCGATTTGTATTTCTTAACAAAATCATCCACACCATCTTGCATAATCTTGTTTGCTTCTTCGTGTGATTCCAAACGAGTCTTGATGTGTTTCAACTCTTTCTTGAATCCCTCCTCAAGTCGTGCCATCCTGAGAGTATCTCCTGACGCTTGTGCTTGGAGATATTTCTGTTGAAACTTGTTCATTGTAGAATTGAGTCTTTTCTGATTGAGCATCTCTGCTGCATATCGAGAAGCACCCGCCTTTCTTGCTTGAGAAAGAGCATTGGTCAATTCGCTACTCGCACTCTGCATCTCAGACCGAAAAGATGAGGATACAGTTCCTAGACTGCTAATTAAGTTGGTAAGATTTTGACTTGTTGACATGGTATCACCTTATTTTGACATTCCCATCCGAGCCTACATAGAAATCTCCATGTACCTCATCCTTTCCTAGATAACGGTTATATAGACGGTTTCGTTGATTTTCTCCTTGCAAAGTGCTGACCCCTCTACGGAATCCTGCCTCCTCCAATTGCTCTTTGGTGGCGGGTGCAAGTTGAGTAGAAGCGAAGATTCCTCTTGTTTCTTCAAGGTTTTCGAGCTCCGCTCTCTTTTGTTCGTACTCTCTCCGTTGGTCGTCCATCTTATTTCGGATGTTGTTCTTGTATTGTTCTACAATGAGATCGTGAGAGTCTTTTTCACCTCGAACCCATCGGTGATATTCTTCCATCAGTTCTTCTTCTGTTTTTGCGGTCACTAAGATAGGCTTCTGTTGTTCTGTTTCAGACAACTCAACATATTCTCCTTGATACTTGGCGATGCACTCTTGTATTTTTCTTTCTCTCCTTGCTTTTTCTTCTCTCTTTGCACTCTTGTCCTTGTCGTATATTTTCTTCACACCTTTCGGAGAAAAGGCGGAGGCGAGAAACTTTGTGTTGTTCCAATTCTCATCGTGTTCATCTCTAAAATCATCGTACAAGTTATACACTTGCCACAATTGTTGAACCCCATTCTCCATTCCAAAAACATTCTTTGGTATGCTACGACCATTAGAGAACCACAATGTCCTAGACGAGGGTTCGTAAGAGAAACCCTCAACCAAAGTAAAACACTTGGAGTAACGAGCCAACAGTCCTTGAATCTCATAATAGAGTCGTTTGATTATGGAGGCAGGGATGTCCGAAACGAGCTCAAAGGTATCCAAATGAGATGTGTTCCTTGTCAAGAGAATACCTCGAACCGAGTACATACTCTTGGCTACCACATATCTCTGATAAGTGATGAAATCTGATCCATAAGATTGGAGAAGAACCTCTTGAATTTCTTGAGGAAACAAAGAACGAAGAACAATGGGAACACCTCTCACAACCAAATTGTGTGTGAGATAACCCACCTCAATCAATGCTTGGATATCATCGTAAGGCTTGTTCTGTTCCTCATTCACTCAACACCCCCTCAGCTCTGATTAGGTGTGATGAATCTTGGGTTTCTTGATGTAGGTTGTACTTGTGTTTTGTTTGGAGAAACGATTTCTTCGCCCAATGTCTGAGTTGGAAGCCGATAGACCTCTATGCCATCAAGTGTTTCTTGTTTCTGCGGTGGGAACTCTTGTTCTTGGAAAAACACCGAGTCTTCGTTAGGAGAGGATGTCGTTTGTGGAGAAAGGGGTGGTGTTTGTGTTTGTGGTTTTGATTGAGTTTGTTGAACTTGTTGAGGGGGTGTTGATTGAGTTGGAAAAATTGGTTGTCGAGAAATGGGAGTTTCTGCTGAAGTCTGATTAGTCTCTGGTTTTGAAGGAGGAGCTTCTTGTTGTTGTTGTTGAACTTTCTCTTGCTGAACTTTCTTTTCTTTCAAGTAATCGCTTGCGTCTTTCGTTCGTTGTTCTTCCGTTTGTTTCGCTTTACTTGTTTCTACAACACTACGGAAAGTAGATCGGACATCTTGTTCTTTCTGCAATTGCTTTGTGCTTTGCGATTCCTCTAATTCAGCAAGACGAGATTTGAGATAAGTGATCTCTGAGCTCTCATCTGCAAAGTCACCCTTGACAGAGGTATTTGTTTCTTTCTCTATTTTCTCTACCAAAGCATTGTAGCAATCCAAGATAGAGATTTGCATCGGACGATTCCATTCGGAGAGAATCTCTTTGAGTGCTTTCTCTTTGGACACCTTTATAGGTGTGCCATTCTCTAGCAACTCGCCTGTTTCTATATGGGTGACATCTCTCAAGTCAAGGTCACCGATTTGCACAATACATCGAGTCAATGTTTGGAGGCGAAACTCGTCAAGATACGCAAGGAGTTTAACCCTATCTCCCCCCTCCATAACCTCTTGAATTTCTTCTAGTACAAACTGTGACTCTTTTTGAACAGCAAAATCTTGTTCGGGAGTGAGAACACGAACAAATATCTCCACTCCTGACAAAACAATTGAAGATTCTGCTCTTGTGAGGCTTTTAATGGGTTCTAGGGCTTTCTTTAATTGGGCAAGGTTCAACATCAAATTCTCCTGTGTGTTGTATCTTTTGGAGTCGATCTGATCTTGAAAAGATGTTCTACATTAGTGTTTATATATTTATGTTTGTATTGTCCAAACACATAGGTGTTGGGTTTGAGCGAAAAAGTAAGTGTGTTTGTTTATTTGTGTATTTACATCTGAACAAGATCAAAGCGATCTGTAAGCATTGTACCCCTATTAAGTAAGAGAGGTACTTGCAGTTTGTGTGGGAATGTTTGTTGTCCCAGCAAAGCGAATAGAACCATATTGACCGATTGTTGGATCGTTTCCACTTGCAAGGAACTCACCATACACAGAAGCATAGTCATGGACATCGGTGACAGCAGCTGAACCACTTTCTTGAAGAACACCACCATCGGCTGTTTGGTTGGTCAAATCCCAAGAAGTCCACCAACAAGCCTCGTACATTGTAATAAGAACACTATGGGCAGGATTGTTTCCGTAGTCACCATGCAACTTAGGATATTGGAGTGCCTTATGTCCTTGATGGAAACCATCTTTCTTTCCAGCATCAGAATTGTTCGCATTTTCTAAACCATAAAGATCGGCATCAACAAGAGAGGAGAAAACCAACTGATGTTCGAGATCAAAGGGCCACCTGTGGTGCTTTAATGAACGAACAGGACCATCAATTCCACCCGCATAGCCTGTGGCTTGCCAAATGTTAGACAAATACATCAATGACCTTGTGATTGAAAGTTCTACGGGATCTGTGACCGTAGGAACAATCTCTGCCACATGATCACCAAAACCGATTCCACGAACAGGTTCATTCCCTTTGCTCTGTGACGCACTAAAATCCGCGACTAGACCGATTTGAAATAAAGCCTGACCTCCACCATAAGCGGGAGTCAAAAGTCGGATTTTCTGTGACATAGCCACACGAGTGTTTGGTGTTGTACCGTATTGATACAAATAAGAAGAACCTTGAACGCCATTCGCAGGACTTAAATCAGGGTTGGTAAAACCACTTGTTTTTGGGGTTGCCATTGATACACCTCTCTACATTTTTTGCTCATTAACGAAGGATGATACTCCTACAAAAGATATAGAAATATAAAGTCTTTATTGAAAAACCCCCTACAATGTTTTTTTCTCTCCTGTTGCGACTCGCTTCCTACGAATGGTCATAATTTCTTTTCGGAGTGCTATAAGGTCTTTCTCTATCTCTTTTGCCATCTTTCTTGCACGAATACCCGCTCTTGTACTTTTCATAGCGGGATCTTCAAAGGCTTGTAGGTCTTTTCGCATTTCCTTTGCCTTTTCCATAATAGACAGAGCTCTAATCTCCAAAAACATTTCTCACTCCAAAAAAATAAGGTGGTCATCACAACCACCTTACCCATATCAAAATATCTAGCCTAGAAAATTATTTTGTGTTTTTCTCGTCCGATACTTGCTGACGAATCTCTTTGCAAGATTTACTCACATCAAGAAGTGCCTTGCGAACTCGTGTTCCCGCAGCGGCGTTTCCTTTGTCAGAAAACTTTTCAGCATCTTCTAAGGCAGAGGTTAATGTATCAACGAGAACTTGTACATTTTCTTTTACTGATTTATCACTCATAGCGATTCTCCTGTGGGTTGAAAAAGAGAGGGTGTCCCCTCTCATTGGTTTTACATAATACCTATTATGTTAATTGGTTGTTATCAAATTTTTCAATTCTTGTACCGATCCACTCAATGACAGGAACAGCCATTGAATTTCCTAGACATTTATATCGAGGAGATTTCGGACAATTACTCTCAGGCTTGCCCTTGTATGGAATCTTTGTCCAATTGTCAGGAAAACCTTGTAGCCTTTCACATTCAATCTCTGTGAGTTTGCGAATACGATTCCGATAAGTAGATCGTTCCCACAAACGAGGACCACTTGCATTGATTGCTGTCGCGGCTGTTAGTGTATGAAAGACATCTGTATTGACCGCACCATTGTAGAGACTGATAGGCACTTGTTCTATATCGTCCTTTGGTTGAACGATACTTGCAATAATGTTTTCTTCCATCACCATCGGAACCATACGAGGTTCTTTACCCATAGCCGCCATCAAAGTGCGTGCTTTCTCTACAGGTTCTCTCAATTGTCCATAAGACGAATAATTGGAATGGAAAAGAGCATATTGTGATCCACTAAAGTTGTTTGATTGATAGAAAGAAACATTTTCCACAACAAAAGGGATATGCCCCCCACCACCACCCATTGATGCCATCAAAGTAGGGCAATTACTCTGTGGCTTAGGTGGGTGGTTCTTGTAGTTGTTGTGAAACAAGAAAGGTTCTTCTAGGATCATTGGCTTCTGTCCAACAAAAGTGCATAAGGTTGGTGCAACATTGGAGTGTTTTGCATTTGATATGTCATTTGAGTTGGTACTTGCCATAACGAAAGGCTTTGGTTTCTCGTCTATAATAACAGGACGAGAACCCACAAAACAAACAAGCGTTGGTGCCACATGGTCATATCGACCACAAGAAATCGCACCCCAATTATCCCCTCTTGTTATGAACACCTTTGGTATATCTTCTTGTGAAGTTTCATCTAGGAGCATGGGTACAACATTCCCCCCAAGACCCATACCAGCAAGGAGTGTGGGAGATACACTAGAAAGACCAAACCCTTGTATGCCACCCACAAGGCTATTTCGCATTATCCAAACCGACTTAGGTTTTTCTTCATCAAAAACTCTTGGAACGACATCGTGTGACATAGTGGCAAGGAGTGTGGGAGATACATTTGAAGCCTTAAAACCTGCTACATCATTGTTGTGCAAACTTGCCATAACCCAAGTTTTATTTTCCACCACATTAGGGATATGTCCACCCCCGCCACCCATAGCGGCTACAAGGGTTGAAGATATGTTTGTTTTCCGAAACAAGGTCACACCATTCGGTTGTGTTGTTGGAAGAAACCACACACCATCTTGATCATTTTCAACTACTCGAACAGAGCCCTTTGTTGTGAGAGTTGGAGAAACATTGGTGTGTTCTCCCTCGTTTGGATGCCAATTACTTGGAAACACAAAAGGATTTTCTTTTTTAGGTTGTGGTTCTTGTGATTCTTGTGGTTCTTCTTCAACCTCATTTGAGCCACCGAAAAGCATATCAGAAAGACTCAGCTCTCGTTCTGAATAATCTCCATCAAGGCTGTCCTCAATTTCGGATGAATCGTCACCCCATTCGTTTTGGCTCTCCGTATGATTCCCTTTGCCGCAATTGGGCTCAAATAGTATTCTGTCCCAATTTGGTTTGTTTCCAAGATATCCCACAAGAAAGACTCGACGCCTTCTTTGGGCGACTCCAAAGAACTGAGCATCCAGCACTCGCCATTGGAGACGATACCCGAATTTTGCCATTGTTGTGAGGAGTGTTCCAAAATCTCGTCCTCCGTTTGTGGATAAAGCACCGACAACATTTTCCCATATGAAGAATCTTGGACGGATGGTATGGACGATTCGAGCGTACTCAAGCATAAGGTTGCCTCTAGGGTCTTTAAGTCCCTTTCTGAGTCCTGCAATTGAGAAGGACTGACAAGGAGATCCTCCAATGATAAGATCGATTCCGTTGTGCTTTCGTTTGATTTCATTTAATTTATCCTCCGATATTTTGGTGATATCACCGAGATTTGGTACATTTGGGTATCTGTGGGCTAGAACAGCACTTGCGAACTCGTCTATCTCGCTCACACTTACACATTCCCACCCTAGTGGCTTCCAAGCGACAGAAGCAGCTTCAATCCCACTAAAAAAAGACATAAACTTCATTGTTTCTCCAATAGATTTTTATTGCATAGAACAGTACCGACAATCTATCCATTAGAGATCGCTTTGACATAAAAAAAGCCCCTTGAAAGAATCCAAGAGGCTTTGTGTGTATCTGAATCTTTATGATTACAAACTTGCTCGCATATTGAATGTCACAACAAGATATAACAATGGGAACACAGGTTGATAGTATGCCTCAACCTCTGCGACCGTTGGATCGTCAGGAGAAATATTCGCCTTGATACCTGTATAGGCTGTAATGACCTCTTGACGAACGAACTCTTTCATTGTCATAGCGAGAGTACCCTCAACTTGAGAAAGGATTCCGGGAAGGAATTTGATTCCAATAAACTTATCGAGAGCAACACGACAAGTTTGTTGTACCTCATCTGCAATCTGAATGACAGTAGGTGTCTTTGTGAGAACATTTGCCATATCGGTTGTCAGACCATGACGAATCTTGAGAGCTGGATTGGCATCTTCGATAACGGTGATTCCCGCACTTGCGAGTTGATTCTTCTGAACCGCGTCACTTACACGAGCAAGATTATCAAATCCGAACAATCGAGAGTTAGTCCAAGGAGTCGCCACATCTCTATTTGGAGAAACAACAAGACCAGCAAGAGCCGCTGCCATATACTCCCCACCTACAAGATGTTGAGTGTCATTTCCAAATTGATCTGTCGTTGTGACATATACAATGTCAGGATAAACCAATCGGAAACGAGTTTCTTGGATTGCCTTAGCCCAATTTTGTGCTGTTTCTCTCTGTGTTCCTGCAGCGAAACCTGCGATAACAGTTCTCTCTGAACGATAACGAATAGAACTTTGGAGATTGGCGTGTCGAGCTATATACTTATAGAGCTCTAGGCTATCTCCTCTCAATGGAATAAGAATATCGGCTGAGATTCCACCTTGTAATGTTCCAGCGAGAGAATCAACGGCATCACGATAGTTGGTCACACTCGCTTGAGCGAACGAACCACCAATCAACATTTCATCCTTTTGAACTTGTTGGATACCAACAAGACTAGCACCATTTGTCATAGCAAGATAACAAGCCAATGTTAATGGATTGCTAGGATCAAGTTCTCCATAAAGAGATTCGACCGTACCAAACTTTGTGAATACTCTTGGTTGGAAATCTTGCTTTGCATAGTTGTACGATACAAAGTAGTTGTCGCTAATTTCAGGTTGAGCACCTGTTCTCTTGAAAGTAGAAACAACAGCACTATCTCCCACAACAACATTAGATGTATTCGCCACAGAAAGAGCAACACCAGCGATTGCATATACAGGAATGTTGGCATCGGTAGTGGCAGACTTAGAAACTTGGAAAGTCAATGTGCCTCCACTTGGATAAGCCGTTCCTGTATCTCGTGGGAGTACAGTAAAGGTCAAGCCCGTAACAAGGTCACGATAGGTTTGTCCAACGACACCATCTTGTCCAACACCCGTTCCTGAAAGAACAGAGTTATTGACCGAACCTGAGCCATCAAAACTATCGGAAGAAGAAACAACAAATCCCGATACACCACTTTCACCGACGGCACCATCTCCTGCCTCATCAACAAAGTTTGTGCCTTGTCGGAGAGCTGTGTTTCCACTTGCAGAAGAAACAGAAACATTAGAACTTGTCCCTGTGGTTGTGCTTTGGAGGAACACATACTCTGTGCCAGCCTCATCTTCAAGTAGTTGAACCAACCCTGTCCAATCACCATCTCCAGCGATACAAGAAACAAGTTCAGAGGTAGAAACCAAAGAACGAGAACCTGATTGATTCTGAGAGAATCCAAGAGTGTTGTTGGCGTTTCCATCACCAATGATAACCGCAGAAGAAGCTCCTGTTGTATTCGAGGTGATACGGATAGAGAAACCTTCTCGTGTGACTGTCGCATTTGTAATGGCTGTGTTCAATTGAGAAACAATGATCTCGAACTTAACATCTGCACTTGAACCACTTGTGATTGATGAACCCGCGTTGTCTTTCAACTCAATTGTGAAAGGAGTTCCATCTACATTCAACTTGAAAATATTGTTCTGAGGAGTTGTTC